GCCGTACCCCTCGAGGGCGGGCAAATCTCAACTGCAAACAGCTTACCCTCTGTTATCGCTGGGTTGCCAAGTGATGTAGACCCTGAGTTACTACAAGAGCTAACAGAGAGCACGATACGCACAAAGATCACCGATCAAGAACTTCAGACAGCGCAGACACAGACTAAAATTACCGAAGAGGTGGCGACGCGCCTCGATAAGATTTCAAAGCTTCCTCCGCCTTCAGAAGCTCGTGCTCTCGGCGAGAAAGAGGCCGAAGTACAACTTCAAGTTGAAGAAGGTAAGCAAGGAGTCCTGCAAGCAGACCGCGAGAGAAAAGCGGCTGAAAGAGACGAAGAGAAACAGCAAGGTCTCAAGCTACCCGAAGGTGCGTTCGATCAACTAAGTAATTTAGCCGATTATTACCTGAGGAGTGCCGCTAAGACTGGCGCATTTGAGGACGCTGAAGAAAAGCCTCAAACAATGGGCGACATTCTAAACAGAAACTTTCCAGAGGTGCGGGAGTTACTGGGTAGCCCAGAAGCAAAAGCCGCAAAGGGAGTAGTGAAGAGTACTCCTGTCGGAAAAGCAATCACTGCGGCGGAAGCCGCTAAAGAAGTTGGTGACGTAGCCTCAGATGTGGGGTCTTATGTTGCTGGACAGGGCGAAGAAATTTATCAACAAACAATGCAGAATTACGGCATTGACGAAGACGCGACGGATCAAGACCTCTTGAAAGCAATTCAAGATTTCGCCGCACAAACAAAAGGCTACAAATAAGGAGAATAAGTATGAAATATTCTGAAGCCGATATCTTAACCTCAGACAAAAAAACAATCGATTACAACTGTGGAGAAAACAACCTTTACCGCGAAGGTGCAGATTTCACTACCGCGGCAGAGACAGATGTGCTGATCGAGTCAGCTCCTAAAAAGCAAACAAACCCTACGACTACAGGGTTAGACTCNTTGGCTAACGACAACCGTCTATACGGATAAAATACCATGAAAGAGGGCTTCCTCCAAAATCCGCCGGATGACGAACAAGTTGAAGTCCGCAACCCCGAAGANCAGATGCCGGGGCTTGCGGGGCACATTAAAAACTTGTTTGAAGATTCAGAGAACGGGCGTAGAACACACGAGCAGAGGTGGCTTCAAGCCTACAAAAACTTCCGCGGAATTTACGATAGTACTACGCAATACCGAGACTCTGAAAGGTCAAAAGTGTTCATCAAGATCACCAAGACTAAAGTTCTCGCGGCGTACGGGCAGATCATCGACATCTTATTTACGAATAAGAAGTTTCCGATTGTGGTCGAGTCAACCCCTGTCCCAGAAGGAATTGCGGAGTTTGCCCATCTTTCTACTCCCGTCGATGACATTGTAAAAAGTCCTTACGGGTACCCCGGAGATGGCATGGAAATGCCTCCGGGGGCTACCCAGTTACCAACTTTTGGTAAATACAGTGACCTCGAGGGGCTATCTGCCGGAAAATCTAAAATGGGCGAGCCCGAGGTAAGTCCAGCAAGAGAAGCGGCAAGAACTCTTGAAAAACACATTCATGATCAACTTTTAGACACTAATGCAGTTAACGTACTGCGTTATGCTGTTTTTGAGTCGGCAATGTTGGGTACTGGCATCGTAAAAGGACCGTTTAACTTTTACAAAAAGGTACACAAGTGGGAGCAAGGGCAAAACGGAGATCGAGAGTACAACCCTTCGGAAAAGATCGTCCCTAGAATCGAACACGTTTCTCTGTGGGACTTTCACCCAGACCCCTCCGCAACGAGTATCGAAGACTGTGAGTACGTAATCCAACGGCACCGCATGAATCGCCAACAATTGCGTAACCTTGCCAATGTTCCGTACTTTAATCTCGAGGCGATCAACAACGCCATTACGAAGGGTCCGAACTACCTTGACAAGTATTACGAAGATACTATTCGAGAAGATGACACCGAGCCCTACTACCAAGAAAACAGATTTGAAGTTTTAGAGTACTGGGGAGTTCTCGATTCTAAGTTTGCCCGTGAAGTCGGTATGGAAATTCCGGACACAATCAGTGAGACTGAACAGGTGCAGATTAATGCATGGATCTGTGGAAATCAAGTCTTACGTTGTGTTTTGAATCCCTTTACTCCGGCCCGCATTCCATACCACGCGTTTCCTTACGAAATTAACCCGTATCAAATATGGGGAGTAGGGGTAGCGGAGAATATGGAAGACGCGCAGATGCTAATGAACGGTCACGTTCGTATGGCTATCGACAACTTAGCACTGGCGGGCAACCTCGTGTTTGACGTGGATGAAGCTAGTCTCGTCCCCGGACAGAACTTCGATATTTTCCCCGGAAAAGTTTTCCGTAGACAATCTGGGGTAACGGGTACTGCAATTAACGGTACTAAGTTCCCCAACACTGCACCTGAAAACATTCAGATGTACCAGATAGCTCGTCAGTTAGCCGATGAAGAGACGGGAATACCCTCAGTGCTTCATGGACAAACAGGCGTAACAGGAACCGGACGTACAGCCTCAGGGCTATCCATGCTAATGGGGTCGGGTTCACTATCTCTGAAGACAGTAATCAAGAACATTGATGATTTCTTGTTGAAGCCGTTAGGAGAAGCGTATTTCCAGTGGAATATGCAGTACAACGACAAATCACCTGAAATTGTAGGCGATCTTGAGATTAAACCGCGAGGAACGTCTGCTGTTATGCAAAAAGAGGTGCGGACCCAGCGTCTAACCACGCTTTTGCAAACAGTCGCAAATCCGATGCTCGCGCCTTTCATCAAGCTACCAAACTTGGTTAAAGAGCTGGCAATCGCGCAAGACATCGACCCTGATCTTTTGGTCAACGACGTAAATGAAGCTCAGCTATACGCTGAAGTACTACGAGGATTACAAAATGCTCAACAAGGAGCAGGCCCGCAAGGTGGCCCCGCTGGTCAATCACCCGCAGGCATGGGAGGCCCTGAATCTGTACCTACAGGACCTTCACCAGTTGACAATTCGGGCGTTGGTAACGGCACAATCGGAACGGGAAATGTACCAGCATCAGGGGAAAGCGGCTTTACTGGAAACTCTCCTGAATCTCCAGAATAACCATAGAAAGGTAGTAGAAGCTGATGAATGACTACGTTTTTAAGAGAGCCGAAGAGGTTGCTCAAAAACGAGGACACGCTCGAATTGCAAAAGTTCTTCAACGTCGTCGTCTCAAGCAAGCTGAACTAGACAAGACTAAGCGGTTTGAAGCTAGTTTGCTCGAGCAAGAGCAAGAGTACTTGAGATCGATGAGTGCGCCTGCTTCACCGGCCCCGCGTCAAGGACGTGAGCTTCTAGCCAACATGCAAGAATCTGCGCGTACTCTAATGGCACTCGGGGGGCAGGCCCCGTACGTAGATACCCCTGTTATCGTAGGGAACGGAGAAGAAGTTCCCGAAGAAGAAACAGTTGCAGACGATGTGCCTGTCGATGTACCTGAAGGCGCGTTTGTTATCAATGCCGCCGCAAAGGAAAAGTACGAACAGGAAAATGGGGAAGGGTCTCTCGAGCAGTTAATTATTTCAGCTATGCAAGAGCTTCCGGATCAGGGAGTTGACAACTCCCCATCTGAAGATACAATATCTAATGAAGAAAAAGTAAAACTTCTCGTATCAAAGGAAGAAGTTATTATTCCTCCCGATATCGCACAGATCATCGGGTATTCAACTCTCGAACAAATTAACGAAGCTGGCATTCCTGAAACTGAAAAGCGGATGGCTGTTGCGAGCGGTGGATTTATCTCCAGATCCAAATAAATTCAACGGCTACCCCACATTTTGTGGGCCCCGTTATACACACTACGGCTACCCTCAGCCATGAGGCCCCGTGAGATAGGAGAATAAAATGGCAAAACCAAAAGGGCATCGCGCCACTAAATCAAACGATTCTTTCGGCACAATTAACGACACTAGTCTATATCGCGGAAGTTATCGAGATGAAGTATACAACGACGATGAAGAAGAAACAACGGTAGAAGCACAGGACCCCTCTCAAGAAAAAGAGGCTACTCCAGAAGAAACCAGTTTCGCAAAACCTCAAGCAGAATCTGAAACCGATTATAAAAAGCGGTATGACGATTTAAAAAGACACTACGACACAAAGATTGATGAGTGGAAACGAGAACGAGAAGAACTCGAGAGCGCTCAACAAGCAGGACGAGATAGCGGATTAAACGCTTCTGAGTTGCCGAAAACTGTAGAAGAACTCGAGCAATTTAAAAGGCAGTACCCCGACGTCTACTCCATCGTAGAAACGGTTTCAAGCATCCAAGCGGAAAACCGGCTGAAGTCTTTAAAAGAAGAAGTAGAAAGCTTAAAGAGTCAAGAGCAAAACTTAAAGTCACAAAGTGCGTACAAGGATTTACTTGTTGCCCACCCAGACTTCACAGACCTCAAGACAAACGAAAGGTTTCTTACTTGGCTTGATGAACAGCCCTCCTCGATTGCAGACGGTATTTATAAAAACAATACTGACTCACGATGGGCTATCCGAGTTGTAGATTTGTATAAGGCTGACATAGGGATGAGGTCATCTCCTAAGCGGTCACGCGATGCTGATCCAGCAGTTGCTGTTACACGTAACGTAGCAAAAGACGTCGCTGGCGAAGCAAATAAAGACAAAAAAGTCTGGAAAGCTTCTGAAATTGGTCGAATGAAACCTTGGGAATTTGAAAAGCTAGAAGCTGAGTTAGACTCCGCAAGATCAGACGGCCGTATTGATTACTCACAATAATACCACTATCTCATAAGGAAGGGTAAACAAAATGGCATTTCCAAAAGCATCAGGTTATACCAACCTGAATTCAGGTAACTTTACTCCAGAGATTTTCTCCCAGAAAGTCCTGAAGTTTTTTCGTCGTGCTTCTGTAGTCGAAGACATCACCAACACTGACTACGCTGGTGAAATCGAAAACTACGGTGACACAGTCCGTATCATCAAAGAGCCTACAATCACTGTCTCTGCATATTCTCGTGGCGCAACTGTGTCTCCACAAGATTTGGCAGACGATCAGACTACAATGGTTGTAGACCAAGCAAATGCTTTCGCATTCAAGATCGACGACATCGAAGAGCGTCAGTCACACGTTAACTTTGAGGCGTTGGCTACTTCTTCAGGTGCCTATTCTTTGAAGCGTAAGTATGACGCAAACGTACTTGACGCAATGGNGACTGANGCCGGNCTAAACGGTGANTCAGACGCTAGTGTCGATCAAATCACAGGTATNGGTACTCTTACCACTCCTCTTGACCTCTCAGGTGCTACCGGCGGAGACGCGGCTGTTAACTTGATGCTCAAGATGGCTCGTGCAATGGACGACCAGTCTATTCCAGAAGAAAATCGTTTCTTCGTTGCTCCTCCTGCTTTCTATGAAACTCTCTTCAAAGCGGGTTCTAAGTTTGCCGAAGTTCAGGTAACAGGCGACGGCACTTCTCCATTGCGTAACGGTCTCGTTATGCAGGGTAACATCGCNGGTATGGCTTGCTACAAGACAACNGCGTTGAACGATGCAGGAACAGACATTATCACCTTAACTGGCTTAGNCGCAGGTGAATTCGGNGTTCTTGCGGGTCACATGTCTTCTACAGCAACTGCTTCGCACATTGCAAAGACAGAAGTTGTACGNGACACTGGAACTTTCGCCGATATCGTACGTGGTCTTCACGTATTCGGTCGTAAGGTCTTACGTCCAGAAGCTTTGGTACGCGGCGTCGTATCATTCTAATGCTTGGGGGCCTTCGGGCCCCTTTGCTTTACGTGAACATCATAAAAACATACGAATGGTGTTGACATAAAGCAANTACACCTTTAAACTCCCGCACAGGGCCCTCCGGGGTATACCCCACATGACCATTGCAAAGTTTAGTAGAACCAANTCCGAAATCATTGCAGTGTCTGTGGATGATACACCANCTACTNTGTACACGTGCCCTAGTAACTCTAAAGCTCACATGAGCTTGCTCTACATTACCAATGCTTCTTCTAACTCTTCAGACATTAATGTTGTTTGGTATCGTGCCGCAAACACTACTAGTTACTTCATTATTGGAGGTAAGAACTTATCTCAAGGAGAGTTTATCAAGTTTGATGGCTCGTTTATTGTACTTGACGCAGGTGATTACATAACAGTAGAAACAACGGGCACGTCGGGTAGTGGTATACCAGACACTGACGCCTTCTGTACTGTCGAAGAATTCTTTGTACCCGTAGGAGGATAAGTTGGCCGGTGATAAAACGAAGATGGGTGGTTACACAGAACGGTGGTCAAGAGCTCGTATGGCGAGTGGAGGAAAGATCTGTGCAAAGGGAATCGCTTGGGCAAAGCGGACTTTCGATACCTACCCTTCAGCCTACGCAAACATGGCCGCCTCAAAGTACTGCAAAGACCCCAACTACGCTAAAAAATCCAAAGGTAAAGACTGATGGGCGAACTAGCTAAGTGGAGA